TATATCTGATTTTACTCTTCCTAACGGCAAAAAAGACAAAAGAGGGCTACCAATACCAAAGGCAAGATGCCAAGTTATTAACTATGAATTGTGGGAAACAGGCTACCTCTACACTTCATCAGTTACTTTGACCGTTTCGGTAGAAGTTGGCGATATTGTTCAAATTCTCTTTCCTGAAGTTGTTCCAATTGAGGAAGCTCTAGGTAAAAAGAAAAAGCTGAATTTAGATATGGTTTACCTTGTGACAGATGTAGATGAAAGTAATAAAGCTACGTTAAAGAACTATTTTTGGGCAATGATTGAAAGCCTTGATGTTCCGAATGCAATAACTAAAACTAAAACGACAAACTCCGCTATCATTGACTATTTGATTGACCCTAATAAGAATGATTTAATGAGTTATGGCTACTTTTTCAATTCAAGTATCTTTGCTGGAAAGGCTACAATCAACCGTAAAGCAGAAACTTCATCAGCTACTGACGTAGCAAAAAGGATATTTTCCAAGGTTCAATTCCAACCAACTACAACCATTCAGCATGCTTCATCTGAAACAGACCCCAGGAACTTGTTATTTATTAATTTTGCTTCAAGGAACTGGAATAGAAAAAGAATCACAACAAGGGTGGATGTTAAGCAAAATGTGGCAATGGACACGGAAACAATAGTAGAACGTTCAGCTCATAATTTTGCTGTCGTATTCATTAAAAACAAAGCAACTGGCGATTACACAGACGCTCCTAAAATGTATACAGCAAAAAATAACGGAGATGTTGTAGATTATATTACTTATCATGGAGACGGAACAGATTTGCCAGAAGTAAGGACACCTAAAACATTATTTTATGATAGAGATGACCACGGAAACCCGCCAGATATATCTACTATTAAAGCTGAAATTTCACCCTCTACTATCGTCACAAGGTTAATATTTAATCAAAACGAACTTTTGCCTTTGTATGTTAATGACTTAGTAGATATATGGTACGAAGGTAAACTGTATTCAGGTTACATAGCAGATAGAGTTAAAACAGAGTTCAATGATAGACTTATTTTTGTAGAAAGTGGAGACAAACCGAATGTTATATGAGTATGTAGCCACTTATGGCGACAAATATAGAATAGATAGCTTTAAAGGGTATAGAGAGCTTCGTAAAGACCACTTAGAACTATTGTCAGGTAAAGTATACTATAATAGCGAAAACACGCTTAGAATTGAAACTACACTCTTGTATGAAGTTGGTCAATTTGTATCAATTGGTGGTTATCCGTATGGCGGTAGAAAATTTAGATTATTAGAACTTTCAATTACTGATAACCCAGTTTTAGATAAAGCGAAGATAATTTCAAGAAAGGTAAAAAATGACAATTAAAAACTTTACATTCTTTAGTCCAAATAGTACAGAGTTTCCAGTAGGTTCAAATAATGACGCTAAACTCTACATGATGTTATCAGGAATGGACTACACAACGTTCAGGCGTACTGACTGGAGGTCTCCTGTTAATACAGCCTTAAACGTTCAATATGTTAATACTTCTTTCATTGTGGCTGGTCGTTACTTTGAATTGATTAATGAGACCGTAGCCCTTAAGGCTGACTCGTTAAACTATATTCACATTAATATCGATTTGACGAAAACGACAGCACCGGTTAGCGTATCTTGCGAAACAGCAGATAACAGTAATACAATTGACTTGAACAATGCTTCTGGGGTTTATAAACGTGTCGTAGACATCATTACAACTAATGGTCTAGGAGTGACGAACCGTGTAACGCCTACTCAAAAAACAACTGTGGGAGATTTAACTTCTAGCAAAATTATAACAAGAGATTTACAATTTACTGGAAACTTAAAAACTCCAGCGAAAAGAATTCTTTTTTCTGGTGCTTCGTTGTTACTTGACGGAGATGTTGTCAATGTTTCTAAAAATATATCAGACTGTGCTAATGGTTGGATTATTCACTTCACAGAGTTTAAATCACATATGAACGGAAATACAAGAAACTCACTTAATCAGTGGTTCTTTATTCCTAAAGAATCAGTACAGTTAGCTGATGTAGGACATTCTTTCGCTCTTGCTAATTCTACTGGCGGTGTTGTAACTAAATTTGCATATTTGCAAGGTAATCGAATCACAGGTCATGGGGTAAACAATAACACATCTCCAAAACAATTCGCACTACAACACGTATTGGAATATTGATAAATATAATTTAGAAAGCAAAATAAAATGGTAACTAGAATGATTTTAATAACTATCTTAATTTTGGCGATTTTATTCGCTACGTGGGTAAAAGATAGAGAAGCAATGAACCCACCTTTTAAACATAGACTTGTAATTGATTTAACGGTTGTCTTCGCGCTATGGGTTTTGTATGCAGTATTTTACTTTACACAAACACCCTCAACTTCTGATATCGCCAAAACTGTGATTAATGTAGGTTTATTGTACTTTGTAGGTCAATTTATTTATTTAATCGCAAAAATTAGTCCTATGTTTGACGGTTTAGTTAAACTTATTAAAAAGAATGGTGTAAATATTCCTGAAGCGGAAGCAGAACAAACGGAGGATAAAAAAGGATGAATATAACTAATGCCGGTGTACGTGGGCATAATCCTACTGGGGTTGTAATTCACAATGACGCTGGTTCAAATGGTGCTAACGCTGGTTTCTACAACAACTGGTTACCTAATCATAACCCTGAAAATGGCTTTGCTCATGTTTATATTGGAAATGACGGAAGATTGCAGGCTTCGGACTTCTCTAACATGGCATGGCATTGTGCTAACTCATACGGTAATGCAAATTATGCCAGTTGGGAAGTATGCCAGTCAGAGGGCGATTTAAACCAGTTCTTGAGGAATGAACAGGCGGTACTAGATGATGTAGCTAAGTACATGAAACAATGGGGACTAACCCCTAATCATGACACTGTGAAGCTACATCAAGAGTTGTCATCTACTTCATGCCCTAGACGTTCCGTAGAGGTACATGGTGGCACGGTAGAGAGTTGTCGCTCATACTTTATCGCAGAACTAAATAAACGCCTTACAGGACAAACTGTAAGCACAGATAACAATAACACAACAGAAAGCGGAGAAATTGAAATGTTTCTAATTAATTGTAAAGACACTAAAAATTGGTATGTATGCAATGGAGTATCAGCACGACATGTTAAAACAACTCGTATGCTTGGCGGTTTCCAAGGTAAATTTGGAGCAATCAAGTTACCAGAAACAGTTATGTATCAAAAGGAATTTGAAGCAGAGTATGGAAAAGTAAACTAATAAAAAAGACAGCTTTATAGCTGTTTTTATATTTCTTTATATTTAATTTTCTTCACTTCTTTTTCGTTGTAAGATTCTTTTATATCTTCTTTATTTTCATAAAATAATCCGTTATATAAAAAAGCGACTTTAAACACTCTTCTCTTACCATTAGCTCCGTTATTCCACGCTCTTTTAACATTTTCTTGTATTGTTACATATTCTAAGTTATCTAAAGAATTATTCAACTTATTACCGTCTATATGGTCAACAGTTAAATCAGATTTACCTTTAAAGGCTTCCATGACTATCCTGTGAACCAACAAAGGAACTTTATCGATATTTGTTTTTTTATATCCTTTGGGCGTTATATGTTGTTTTTTAAGTTTTAATCCGTCTTTTTTTATAGCCCAAATTAAACCAGTATCTGATACAATGTATTTTTCTCTAAATTTTATATATTTCATTTATCACTCTATCCCTTTTTTACCAAGTCGCCCAAGCTGTACCGCCTGAACCTTGATAGATACTTACTGCTTTATCTAAATAATCTTGAGGGCTTAAATTAGATACTTGCCCATGTACGCTTTGGTTAATCTGTAATAGTCCCCAGCACCCAATAGGGTTTTCAACATAAGGGTTGCCACTAGATTCCTTATAAATAACATCAAGCCATTTACTAGCACTTGCTCCTGTCTTACTTGCCATGTAATTCGCTGCTATTTCAGGACTTACGCTAGACCAATTCGTCCCAATAATGCCATTAGTTGCTTCGTTTGGTACAACTCTCTCATTTTCATATTCTCCACTAACTTCTTTCGTCCTTTCGGATTCAGGTTGTTCAGTTTCCTTATCATGTTCTCTTGCGATTCTGTCAGTTTCGGCTCGTTTTTCAGCTTCAACTCTTCGTTGATTTTCCTCACTAACTCGTTGTTCTTCAAGTGCTTTCTCCTTAGCTTGTCTTATATGCTCATATTTTGCTTTCTCTTGCGTTTTAAACTCTTGTTCATATAATTGTGCCACAATATCATTAAAGCCCTTGTCCGCCCTTTTATGAGCTTGTTGTATTAGTACGATACTTCTAATTATATCGTCTGTTAAAATAAAGATAATTACTCTCCTTTTTCATGGTTCAATTGCTTACCTGATTAATAGCTTCAATAATATTATTGCCAGCATTTATTAGAATTTCATCACTTACAGTTACATTCTTTCTTGAAAATAGTTCGTTCTCAATCTTCATAAAGTGCATTGATTTAGCTAAAAATTGAGCAGATGATTCATAATATAATGTTTCTAGTTCATCATCTGAAAGCTGTGTTAAATCATCGTTAGCAAAAGTTGTTAGTTTTCGCTTAATCTCTTTGCCGTCTTCTTCTTCTATATAGTAACGTTTCATCTATTCATTCCTCTAATTTCAAGTTTTTCAATAATATACCTTTTAGAACCAAGCTCAAGGCTCACTAGATAATTATTAAAAGGGTCATTCTTGTTCAAGTCATTAGCAATCTTTCTAGCTGTTTGCTGTGGATATTTTGACCTGTTTATCTCACTCGTATATTTGTGTAGTATTATCTCATTGCCTCCCTTTGCATTCTACGCTTCAAACGTTGCTTATACAGGTATTCTTTGCTTGGCTTTAAGCTATATAATAACTCATCTAGCAAGTCCATAGCTTCTCCACCTGTTCCTAAATTATTCATTTTTTTAAGTGTAAGCTCGTGCATTTCATCGTCATTGAAAAACATAGTAAGATAAGGGAATGCTACGGTATTAGGTAAGCTCAAGCGTGATTTAGTTATTCTTAGGTTAGGATATTTACCTGTTTCAGATTTAACTTTTAACTCAAATTGATTTATTGCGATACCTTGTTCCTCTAGTACGCTAGTGATTCTTTCATATAATTCTTCATTTGTCATTATGCTATAACCTCAATTATTTCTGTATGCTTTTTAACTTCATATCTTTGTTCTTCTGGAAGCAATTCATTCCATTTTAAAGCCTCTTTTTTATTATAAAACTTACGTG